TCACCATCTATATCAATGTAATCAGGCTTTGCTTTTTTAGATTTCTTTTTGTTTTCTACTAAAATTGCTTCAATCAGTTCTTCCATTGATTCCATTTCGGAGAAGGTCTCTTTAATTGAGATATTTTCAACTAAAGGCTCATCAACGATGTAGTCTTGATAACCTGATTTTTCAAACAATAATTCGATGAAGTGGTTAACATCAATAGATTCCACACCGTTTTTGGCCTTCAGCATTGCCGCAGCTTCAACTAAGACTTCTTTTTGAACAGAAGCTTTAGGGCTTAACTTTGCTAAAGCCTCAAAAATTAAAACTTGCGTGTTAAGCAAGCTTTTAAAGGTGGGAATATCTTTTAGATTTTGAACGCTGATTCCATACTTTTCATTTAGCATTGAAACAAACAAGTTCTTTAAAGGCTTCTTATACTCAAACAAGGCACTACTAAATGCCTTGATGTCCTTCATATTAACCTTAATCGACTCGTTTAGCTCAAGATTGCTGGTCAGCGTCTCTGTGATTTGTCTCTTTGTAGCTAAAGCTAAGTAAGGGACTTCACAAACAGCCTCAACTAAAGCTTTAACGACAACCTCTTCATTGCCTTCATACACTAAGGTGGCAAGATTAGAGATCTTCTCGTTGTTCAACCAAACCAAGTTAAAGCTGTTTTTTGATTCAACTAACTCTTTTCTAATCAATTCCTGCTTGCAAATCATTTCATAGATAGTATGATTTACATTTTCTGGAATTGTGTAAGTAGTTTCGTTTAAAGAATCATATGAAATCTTAGGTAAAGCAAAAGCCTTTGAAACTGACGATGATAGCTTGACCATGTTGTTAATTTCAGGAATGTTTACTAAGTTTTCGTTTTCTTTTAAGAAGTTTACGAGTTGAGGAGCAATCTCTACTACCTTCTGGAACTCTTCACTATCTATGATTCTATTTGACCCATTGAATTTTTGGGATTTCTCGTAGAGTTTTTTCTTCACGGAGGAGAACTTAACTCTACTCTCCCATAATTGAAGAACTTTGTTAAAGCTAGTATCTGCTTCAACAAAATCTTCCTCAAAAATATTTTGTACAAAGTTTGAGATTTTGTAGTCTACAAATTCATCAAACCTCTGATCGTCCTCAAAAAGCTCTCCGTCCTCAATCTGAATATTCTTAAGTTCAACATCTTTTTCAAAGTTGTATGAACCTGCGATAATTTTACCGCTTTCAGTGACGAAGGTAGCTTTATTTTCTGTGTCATCAATAGAAAATACTTCAACATTTTCTCTCAACGACCTTCCGAGATAATCCGATAACTTGACGATATTAGTTATCTTTCTGTCTCTATTCTCAAAGATATGGTCAAACATAATTAAAATTGCTCCTTAGTGCTTAAATCTATATACTAAAATAGCTTAAGGCTTTTTTTTAGTTTCTGGTATTTTTTCTAAAATTCTTTTCCAGACTTTCTGCTCTGCTGGCCTATACCCGTTTTCTTCTACAAGTTTTGACCTTAACCCCTCTATTTCAGAAAAAGCTTCTCTTGCTTGTTGAGTAGGAACTGCTTCCTGCCCTCCAGGCGTATTTCCTTGAGGTAGCTCTCCCGCTCCTGGGGATATTTGATTCAGTTCCTGCTGCTGATATGCAGCATCTTCTGCCTCTTGTTTTAGTTTTTGCTTCAGTAAAGCAATCTCTCCGTCACTCATCTCATAATACTCTCTGTAGATATGATCTTTAGGGAATAGTTGAGTTTGAGTAACGCCCTGAATTATTCTTAATCTCATTTCATCAATTTCCAGCTTCCTCTTGGTAAATCTATCAGAAGGATCAGGTAATTGTATTCTAAGCGAGTTTATTAAAGAAGTAGGGTACTTTTTAAGAGCTAAATGTCTTTTTGCCATTATCTCTAAACCTACTTCTATCTCATGTTGAACTCTTGCCACTGCACGGGAAAACTTAACATCTAGTTCGGATAGATTAGCTTTCTTTTCTGCTTGTTGCCCTTTGTCCTGACTAATAAAGTCTTTTGGAACTTTAAGAGCAGCAAGTAGTTTATCTCTAAAGTAAGAAACATCTGTTACCTCACCAAGGTTCTGGGCTCCAGGAAGTGTTTCAATACGAGTATTTTGATTTCCTTTAATAGGAACAAAGTAATCTTCATCCGCAGCTAGAGGGTTATAACGAGCATCAACTCCTTTATTCCTGAAGTATTTTTCTTTCTTAAACTTCTCTTTAACTCGTTCCATGAAAAGCTCTGCTTTGCTAGAAGGTAGGTTGCCAACATCAACGTAAAAGATCCTTCTTTCTGGTGCTCGCGCAAGCCTGTAAATAAGCATCGCGTCTTCCATGAGCTTTAGAGACCTAAAGGTGTGTACTCCATAAGCAGCAACTGATTTACCATAAGGATAAAACTTAGGATCTGAGGTAAACAGTCTAAAGTGTATAATTTGGTTTTTATCTAGCTCAATATACTGACTATCTTTGTTTCCAGTCTGTAGAGGTGCTTGGTAACTAGCATCAATCGTAGTGTTATCTGGAATTTGCTGCAAAAAGGTTTTTAGATAACCATAATTATCTTCTACTCTAATTAGATAATTGGGGTTTAGTATCTTTACTCTTTGCACCCCTGCTGTGGGGTTATTAACATCTGCAATAATCTCAAGAAAGCAGTCTCCAAACTTAACAGCATTTCGAACAATATCGTAATAATACCTGTCTAGTTGTACATTCTGAAAAAGATCTTCAATTTCTTGAACTACTTCAGGGCTTTCTGATCGAACTGACCACCTTCTGTGCTGTGTATCCTTTTGAGTGGAGTCATCAGCGTACATATCAAAAGCACTACCAACCTCAGGGTACTCATCCATGGATTCGTAGTCTTTATATCGCTCTTTTCTTGATCTTTCGATCTCTGAATAGACGGGAGTGGTCCTGTTAATAGTAAATGCCGCTGCACCTGTATTATCGGCAGGATCAGAGCTTTTTAGCTTAGTATCACCTGTTAGGTTTGGACCCTCTACGTCAGAAACGGCCTGAATTACTGCGTCTTGGGCTTTTGTTGCAAAAAACCTAGCGAAAAACCTACCTAAAGCCCCTCTAGGATAAAAATAAGGTCCCTTGGTTGCATAATTTGCCCAAGTTGATTGTCCACCATCTTCAACAATTTGGTTTTCTACTTCATCAGCCATTCAATATCCTCTATTACTTGCTTACCTTTTGATATTAAAGGTATTTTTGTGCTCTTAGGGTAAAGTTTTGTTTCCTTAAAAGCATTCTCTTTTGTAAATTCGATGAAAGAATTGTCTCTAGTGCTCTTCATGATATGGTTTGCAAGACTTAAACTCATAATTAGGTCATCGTGTTTACCATTATCAGCAGTTATCTTTCCTGAATTTGTTATTACAAAGGTATTTAGCTCATTTAAAGTGCGTTCAGAATTAATTTTTAGAACATTAGTCCTAATACTTTCTTCTAACTCGGATAAAATTGTCTCTCGGTTCTTCATAGTAACCTGAAAGCCAGTTAAACCCCTTTCATCGTGCCATAAATTTTCGTACTCTAACTTATTATAGAGTAAATCAAGGACATGATTTCCAACAGTATTTCTTTCTACGATTAAATTAGCTGTATTATAATAAATACCCTCCTTATTGAGGATGGATGCAAACTCATCAATAGGTGTTTTGTTGCTATAAAACTCCGCAACAACCTCTCCATTGTACATATTTATTATTTGTGCTGCGGAGTAATCTCTACCTCTACCTAAAGCAGTGTCTACTCCGATAATATAATCATAAAAAGGCTCAGGATCCTTCCAAACGCGCATTCTATTGTTATACTTGGTATAGTATCCCGAATTTACACTCTCAGCTAGGTGGGAAAGAAGTGATCCGTCAATAAAAGTATCTCCTGTGCCTAAAAACTCACACTCATACTCCTGTAGCCATTGTTTTCTAGGCATGTTGGATTTTGTGACCGCTACCCAATCATCAACATTCATAGGAGGAGTTCTTTTCTCCATTTGCTCGTATAGTTTTTCAAACCCTTTAACTCTGTAGTACTCTGGATGCTCTTTCCAAGTAATATCAATTGCATTAAAAGAGTTAGCTTTTTCTATGGCCCTATAGTAAGTCTCATAAAACCAGTTACCAACACCATTTACGGTTGATAAGATAAAGGCTCGACCACCTGTAGAGATAATTGGGTAAACGGCTGCCCAGATGGTATCAATAGACTCAACAAAGGCTGCTTCGTCAATAATCAAGAAAGAACCAGCTAGAGATCTACCTGATTGCTTGCCTGAAGGTCTTGATTTAATTATTGACCTGTTCTTTAGCTTTAGTGTATGCTTGTTATCCTCAGTTATTCCTGGTTGCAAGAAAGATGGAAGCTCTTCATACATAATCTTAATTCTATCTAACACCTCAGTTGCTTCAGTATCACCTTTAGACAAAATAACGATAGATTGGTGTCGCTCAAATACTGCCAACCATAATGCATAGGCTGCTGCTATGGTTGTACACCCTGCCTGTCTAAACTTTCTTAGAATATTGAAACGATTTGTTTGAAGTTCTCCAACAATTCTTTCTTGAAATGGGTATAATTTAAAGGGGACTAATCCTCTAACAGGGTGTGTTACACGCACATACTTAGACATAAAATGTGTAGGGTCTTCCTTACAGCGTTTAAATTCTTCTAAAACATCAGCTTCCATGAAAATTCATTCCTTAACTTGTACTAGAGGTGGAGAGATGTCAGAAACGACATCTAATCTATTAGAGTATTTTAAAAGATGCGATATTCAATCAAAACTTCTCGTAGACGAAAAATCAATATTCGACGCATATGAAAACGGCATAGATAAACTACAAGCCGATCCAAATGATATTGTAATTCTTTGTCATGATGATATAAAAATACTCACCGATCCTATAGTATTTACCTCACTACTAAAAGAAAAGTTATCAAAACCTAATGTTGGTTTTGTTGGAGTAGCAGGAACAAAAATATTAAGCAGAGACGCTGTTTGGTGGGATAAAGATCTTTGGGAGAGAGGATTTCACAGCGGATATGTCTTACATGGGTCAGATGCTACAAAAGCTGATGATACGCACTTTGGGAAGTTAGGGAAAGTAGCTGTTTTAGATGGTCTATTCTTGGCTGCAACTAAAAAGACATTAAGATCTATTCAAATGACCAAACCTAAATTTTTTGAAGGAGAATGGGACTTCTATGATATTTTCTACACTACACAGACATTTCTAAAGAAAAAAGAAAACCATACACTCCCTATTCAGATAATGCATGAGTCTAAAGGTGAGTTAGCAGGTAGAGACTCCTGGCACAAAAACAGAGAAGCGTATATTAAGATCTTTAGGCAACAACTACCGCTCAGGGCTTGATTTCTTTGGTGAAGTCTCCATTGCTCTACCTTTTGTAATCATTTCCATTGTTTTACGTCTTAATGCTTCAATCTCTGGTGTTCTAGTGCCTTTATGCGCTTTTATTTTTGCAACATTAGCAGAAATACGCTGTTGAATAGTCTCACCCTTATCTGCTTCTAATACAAGTGTCTTTAATTCGTTTATCCAGTTCATGCTACCAGTATATAGTAAAAAAGCCGACCAAATGTAACTTTGATCGACTTTTTTTTACTAAGGAGCAAAAAGTTACATTAGTTCAACCAGTTCTGCCTCCTTTGCTCTAGGGATGACGATGGATAAAAGCCCATCAACAAACTCAGTCTTAGCTTTCTTTAGATTGAAAGCCTCGTCAATATTCAGCGAAAAGTCCACATCTTTTTTGCTGATTCCGTGATGCACGAATTTGACACCCTGTTCAACCACACCTTTTGCGGTGATTCGCAGGACGTTTTTACTGGCTTTTACGCTGATATTTTCCTTTGCGTAGCCAGCAAGTGCAAACCGTAACGAAAGTTTGTTACAGTCATCATCTACCCAGCAATCAGAATGCGGGTAATTTGGAAGAGAAGCTAATTGCTTTTTAGGTTCGATCACCATACGGTGCCAATCTCGAAGGACTAGATCGAGGTCATTCCAAATATAATCAAAATTAGTCCAATAGAAGTTTCCCATTGTTTTTCTCCTTTCTTTCGACAAGGGGGTAAAGAGTCCCTTACGGCAACTCTCTTTCTATTATAGATAGGGTATTTAAACAAAAAAACTCCCCCTAAAACACAGGAATTAGGGGGAGCAAGCGAAGTTCCAACACGAAAAGCGTAAACACTTCGGAGTTGGTCTATTTATTCAGTCTTCCAGGCCCAGTAACTTTAAGACCTGCTATTCTTTTAGGCATAGAGGGAGTTTCAGGTTTCTTAGGCACAAAGTCTCCCTGATCCAGCATCCCTTTTTTAAATTTACTTTTCGCACCTGATAAGAAACCGCCTCTTTTGCCAACTTTTTTGTAAATCCTCATCATTTGTTTTACTTTCTTTTGTCGGTGTTCTTGACTAAATTTTGGGTCACCCACCCTTTCATCGTCTTTTGCCTCTCCCTTTTCAATTTTTGCGTTCTTAATATTGGTTAAGGATCTTCCAACAACTTGCCCTAGTCTGTGAGGATCTTCACCTACTTCATTTAGATTACCTACTTCTAAAATACGATCTTGTATTCTCATTTTTTAGTTCCACCTGAGCGGTCAATGTTTGTAGCAAGTTTCTTAGCTCCACCACCACGCAAAGCTTTACCTGCTAAGATTTTATTTTGTAACGCTTTAGGCAAGTGAGCAAAAGGGTCGCCTCGTTTAACAACAGGCTTAGTTTTTTCTTTTGAATAATCATAAACTGATTCTAGCATACTTTCGTAAATTCTATTTTGCCAATTCATAATCAACCCTCTCGACCCATGGAGTCTGTTCCTTTAGGCTTAGGCTGGTACTTAGGGTCATTTTTGAAACTCTTTTTCTCGGCTTTCCCTGCGGTTTTTTCAAATTTACGCTCAACCGATTGAGCGCGTGTCTCTCTTCTACCACCACTATAAACAGTTCTTTTGGGAACAGTTCCTTTCAAGCTTCGTTCATATCGACCACCACCTAGTTCAGCAGGTACTTCTCCTGGGCTCGTATATACCTTTTTTTCTCCCGCTTCACCGTGCTTCTTTATAGCTCGTTGGGTTAACTTCCCTTTAACTCTTTTTATTTGAGCGTCAGTCTTTTGAGCACTCGCCGCCGCCAGTTTTGGGTCTTGTGGACTGTTGAGACTACCTCCCGTTGTGGGAACTTGCTGAGGTCTTGTATACCTAGCCTTCCCAGCAGCTTGTGCTGCTTTTTTTAAAGTTACCTCTGTTAAACTCTCGTAAATTCTATTTTGCCAATTCATTTTTTAATATCTCTTTTGCTAGTTCAACAGCTTGTTTTGGGTACTCTTCATAGAGAACCTCTGCTGCTATTTTTGGGCTTGCTTTAAAAGTACAAGCTAAAGTGTGGACATAAGTATTATCCTTAGGAACATGCTTACTTGTCATTTCAATGTTGTTTTCTTTTCTGTTCCATCAGGCATCTTAGTAACAATCACAGTCTGCCCTTTTTTGTTTTTATGGGTTGTTGTTACTTTGCCTCTACCACCGTGAGGTTTCAGTCCTCTTTGTCGGCCTCTTACAGTGCCAACTAATTCCCTTTTCCCATCTGCGGTGAGTTCTTCTGTCAAACTATTGTATATTCTGTCTTTC